ATAAAGTTTTTCCCGTGCCTGCTGGACCTATACCAAAAACTATGTCTTTTCTACTATCTAATAACTTAGATGCATAATTTTTTTGATTTAGGTTTCGGGGATGAATTGTGACTTGATTGTATTGCTTGGAAAAATTAAAGTTAACAACGTTATTGTTGTTATTTTGCTGCCGACGAGCAGCTCGTTTTTTTGCACCCATTTAATCCTCCTAATGGTATATGGAGTAGGGGTGTGCCCGTGGTCGGGCAATTGCCCTACAAAAGTATTTACCAGCTGGAATTATTTTAAAAAATACAAAGTTATCCTTTTGATACGATAAATAACTATACGAACAATAGGTAGAACTTTCTTATGCACGATATTTACGATGTAATTAAAAATATAAGTAACATTTACGATAGCAATACTGCTTTTGAAGTCTTAAAAGATTTTGAAAGAGTTCTAGATCAGCTAGATTTGTACGTTTATGCTAATTGGAAAGAAGGCGAAATAGTTTCTGGTCCTAAAATTACTAGACACTGGATAACCTGTTCGTTTATGTGGCCTATTACTAAAATGCCGGATCCTATGGGTGGAAAACGCTTACTTGATTATGACTGTAAAGTAAAATTTGGTAAAGATTATATTATTAAACCTAGAAAGATACGTGATCCTGCCGATATTAGACCTGGTTCTAAAAAAGGAAAACTAGATCGGCATCCTATATGGTTAGTAGTTATTAAAATGCCTAAAAAATTAGTAGCAGATGTTTATAGTGGTTACGAAGACTTAGTAAATTATATGCAAGATCCTGCAACTGACGTACCGGGTCAAGAATTGCAACCAGATGCTGCACAAGAAGAAATGGCAGCACCAGTTCCTGGAATGCCACCTGAAGCACCACTAGCTCCAGAAGGGGGCGCAGCACCAGCAATAGTACCACCTGAAGGCGGAGCAGTATAATGGGATTAAGACAACACGATTTAGAAGATATGATTGATAATATTTTTGAAATAGACTCTTATAAAAGTAAAATGGGAGATGATCAAAACATAGTTACATTAAGTTTTAGTGGAAAAACTAACGAAAGTGCTAAAGATCTTGTAAACTTTTTAGAAAAAGGTTATAGTTTTATTCTTGATGCAGATGCTACATCAGGCGAACAACCTGATGGTACTTATAAAGTTTTTGTAGAAATGGAAAGAAGCAAAAAAGTTCCAGAACAAATTATGGAAATTATGGATGGACTTGGCAAACTTTCTAACATAGACAATTTTAAGTTTCGTTATTACAAAAACTTTAGATCTGTTCCTATAAGCATAGATTCATTAACAGAAAACATTCCTACAACTCCAGATGATTACGGATTAAAAACAAGTCAAACAACTATGGAAAATTATAAAAACTTCTTTAATAGAAGTTATGTCGAAAATATAGAAATGATGGATGATATTGTTGCTATAGAAAAAGCATATGCAGACCCTTTATATTTCCGTTTTATTGACATTGGAGACAAAGAAGAAATTCTTAATAATATAGAAGAAAGTTTTAATGCAAATGATTTTGCAGAAATTATTTATCTAAGTAAGTATATTGGGGACTACAATATTACAAAATATGGTGACAAACTAACTTTTGAAAATAACAATAAAGTCCTTGTAATGAAACGTATTTTAACTTAATTTGATTAGAAGTTGTAATCAGTGGACAAAAAATTATTACGCAAACAACTAGAAGAAGATGAAGGAATACGCTATTCCATTTATTTAGATCATCTTGACTATCCTACTTTTGGCATAGGACATTTAATTACAAAAATTGATCCAGAATATGGCTTAGAAATAGGAACAGAAATTAACGAAGATAGAGTTGCTGAAGCATTTGAACAAGATATCAAAATAGTTTTATCTGATTGTGAACGTTTATACCCTTTTACATTTGAAAATTTACCAGAAGAAGTCCAACTAATTGTTGCAAATATGATGTTTAATCTTGGCTATCCTAGACTTAGCAAATTTAAAGGTATGCGATCAGGTGTTGATGAAAAAAATTGGGATAAAGCAGCAGACGAAATGGTTGATAGTCGATGGTATCGGCAAGTACCTAATCGAGCAAACAGATTAGTAGAAAGAATGAGAGCAGTATCTTAATATACTCTTATAACAACATTTTAAGATAAATATAGTATGGGACTTAAACTTGCAGGAATAATGCTTATTCTAATGATGGCTATGGGTGGACTAGGTTATTGGTATTATAATGATACCCAAGAAAAAATGTCAATTCTTCACAAAAATAATGCAAAATTAGAAACGGCAGCAGCATTAAATGAAGAAACTATTTCAACATTACAAATTAATTATGAAAAAGCAAATAAAGAACTAAATCGACTTAATCAAGAATTTGCTAATATTAGAGCACAAAATCAAATACTTGCAGATAAATTAGAAAAGCACGACCTAGGAGTTTTAGGTTCTAAAAAACCAACACTAGTAGAAAGAGTAATCAATAAAGCAACTGTAAAAGCTGGAAGATGCTTTGAACTACTTGCTGGAGCACCATTAACGGAGGATGAAAAAAATGCAAAAAATGGAAAATCGTTTAATAGCGAGTGTCCTTGGTTGTTTAATAATACTGCTCCTTAGTTCATGTGCATCCACTCCTCGTACAATAGAAATTTCTGCAAATCCTGTAGAAAAACCTCAACTTTCTTTACCTAGTGCAGATGTTTTACATCTGCGAGAAGTTAAATGGGTCATCGTAACTGAAGAAAATATAGAAGAAGTATTTGCAGAATTAGCAAGAACTGGCAGGCCTATTGTATTATTTGGTTTAACTGATAAAGGTTATTCAAATTTAGGCTTAAATTTCTCCGACATTCGTGCATACATCGAACAACAAAAAGCAATTATAGCAGCATATGAAGGCTACTATAAAAGTGCAGAAGAAGCACTAGAAAACGCTAATAGTCAAGCAGACTCTGTTAATAAAAAGGTTGATAAACACAATAAACAACCTAAAGAATCTTTTTTAGATAAATTAATTACTCCCTTTAAAAAATAAATAGTACTATGACTAAATGGATTCTAATCGGAGTCGGCGTTGTTATCTTCATAGCACTTGTCGTTATTGGAGTTGATGCTTTGAAATGTACTGCACCTTGTGTGTAGATGCCCGCTGCCGAATTAACACCAAGAGAAAAAAGTACTATGGCCTGGCGTTGGACTGCCTTGTCGATATACTTACTCATATGTTTCTACGATTTTATGTTCGTGCCTATATGGTATGGACTAAATCGTCCGGACATAAGCCAGTTTATGGATATTATTAATGCTACTAGCGAACCTATGGTGCAGATGGAACTAATGAAGAAACTCACAGGACAACATTCACCATTCACTTTGATGGGTGGAGGATTGTTTCATCTAGCCTTTGGTGCCATATTAACAGGCAGTGCATTTGGCTTAAACAAATAAATACACATGTGAGGTAAAACATGTGGCTATGGCTTATATCCAGCATTGCTGGTGGTATACTAGGTGGATCAACTAATAGTTGGTTTGCAAAAACAAAAGTTGGGATATGGTTTTATAAAACTATAGACAACATTTACACCTGGACTGCTAAAAAATTACATATTAAAATTATAGCTGAAGAAGAAAAATGGCGGAAAAAATATCCCAATATTGCAAAACAAATGGATAAATTAGAAAATCGACTTGAGAAGTTAGAAAAACTTCATCATGACGACGGAAAATAAAATGAGTGACGAAAAAGTAAAAGTAAAAGAAACTAGTAAAGAATACGAACTTTCTGTAGCCGATTTAGTACCTGCTAAGGGCGAAGACGAAGCTACTTGGTATAATAAAACAGCTGGAATAATGGACAAGTTTAGAATGGTTCCTAGACTTATTATGTTAGCTTATATTTGGGCATTTTATCAATCAGTAAATTGGTTTATGGGACTTACTGATCCTTCAAATGCACAAGCTATGTTTATATCAACTATTGTAGGTGCTGGTGCAGCGTTCTTTGGGTTATATGTAGGTAAACCAGGGGCTAGTATTCCACGACGAAAATAATCAACAATTTTAATTGCTTAAAACAACAAGATAAGTAGTAGTATGGATTACTATTCTACATTAGGTATTACAAAGGGTGCTTCATCTACTGATATAAAAAATGCATATAAAAAACTTGCAATGCAATTTCATCCTGATAGAGGGGGCGATGAAACTAAATTTAAAGAAATCAGTGAAGCATATGATACTTTAAAAGATCCTCAAAAACGTTCATTATACGATAGTCCTCCACAAAATAATTTTAATTTTCATCATCCCTTTAATGGCGGACAACACCCTTTTGAAGATATTTTTGGTCAAATGTTTGGTCAAGGAGGTAACCCCTTTAGTCAAAGAAGACAACCTCAAGTAAAAAATTCTGATATTCAACTTATTATTGATTTAGATTTAACAGAAATTTTTACTGGAAAAAAACTTCGTATCACATATAACTTATCAAGGGGTGGAGAACAAACACACGAAATAGATATTCCTATAGGAATTCAACATGGTCAAACTATTAAATATCATGGTTTGGGTGATGATGCAATCCATCATTTACCAAGGGGTGATTTATTTGCTAAAATTAGAGTGCATGATGGACCTAATTGGGTTCGACAAGGCTTAGATTTACATACAACTGTTACTATTGACATTTTTGACCTACTCCTCGGAACTGAAGTAAATATAACTACACCTGAAGGTAAAAATTTATCTGTAAAAGTACCTAAAGGTAGTCAACCTTCAGTTGTTTTTAGTATACATGGTTACGGTATACCTGATATAAAAAATGGCAGAAGGGGAATTGTATTTGTAAAATTAAATACTACAATTCCTAATATTACAGACGACACAGTAATAGGCAAATTACAACAAATAAAAGATAAGATAGACAATTGACATATAACGAATAATATAATATAATATAACATTAACATAAGGAATATACATGGTCGAACCAAATGAAGAATTACAATTAGTTTTTGACAAGGCAATAAAAGATGCCAAGGCACTAAACCATGAATATGTAACATTAGAACATCTTGTATTCTCTATGTTATGCTTAGAAAATTTTTATAACTTATTACAAGGTGCTGGTTGTGATACTGAAGAACTAAAACAAGATCTTGAAAATTATTTAAAAAATAATTTAGATGAAATAAAAATTGAAACTTCTCGATTTAAACCTAAAAAAACTCAAGCTGTTGAACGTGTTCTAAATCGTGCCTTTACACAAGTTTTGTTTGCTGGACGGTCTGAAATTACATTAAGTGATGTATTATTAAGTACTTTAACAGAAAAAAAATCACATTCATTTTTCTATCTAGAAAAAGCAGGTATAGATAAAGAAAAATTTGCTCAATATGTAAGTGCTGAACTAATCCAAGAATTTGAAGACGAAACTGCTGGAATGCCACAGCGAGCTCTTAATGCTTTTACTGTTAATTTAAACGAAGAAGTAAAAAAGAATAGAATTGATCCTGTTATTGGTAGACCAGAAGAATTAGAATCTATTGCACTTGCATTGGGTAGACGAAATAAGAACAATGTTTTATTAGTCGGTGACCCGGGTGTCGGCAAAACTGCTATTGCTGAAGGGTTATCATGGAATATTGTTAATGACCGTGTTCCAAAATTCCTTAAAGAATACAATGTATACATGCTAGACATTGGTTCAATGCTTGCTGGTTCAAAATATAGAGGAGATTTTGAAGAAAGATTTAAACTTGTAATAGCTGGCTTAAAAAATAAAGGCAAAACTATAATGTTTATTGATGAAGCCCATATGATGAGTGGTGCAGGAAATGGTGGGGGGCAAGGATCAAACGATCTTGCAAATATGTTAAAACCTGTATTAAGTAAAGGAAATATTAAAGTAGTTGCAAGTACTACATGGGAAGAATATCGTAAATACTTTGAAAGCGATCGTGCATTAATGCGCAGATTTCAACGTGTTACAGTAGACGAACCCTCACCCGAAATTACTAAAGACATTTTACAAGGAATTAAAAGCTATTACGAAGATTATCATAAAACAACTATTACATCAGAAGCAGTAGACGAAGCAATAAAACTAAGTGTAAAATATCAACCCGATAGAAAACTACCAGATAAGGCTATTGATTTAATAGATTTAGCATGTTCTAGATTTAATTTAAAAACTTTAGAAGAAAAAACTGTAGGAGAAACAGAAATACAATTTGAACTTTCAAAAGTAATTAAACTTCCTGCAGAGCAAATAGCAGAAAGAGAAACGCAAAACTTAGCAAACCTTGACAAAAATCTAAAATCTGAAATTTATGGACAAGATACTGCTATTGATGAAATAGTTGACAAAATTCTTATTGCACAGGCTGGATTAAAAGTAGAAGAAAAGCCCATTGGCTCTTTTGTATTCATGGGTCCAACTGGTACAGGTAAAACTGAAACTGCAAAACAACTAGCAAAATATCTAGGTGTTCAACTTGTCCGATTTGATATGAGTGAATTTCAAGAAAAGCATTCTGTAGCTAAACTAATTGGATCTCCTCCAGGATATGTGGGATTTGAAGAAAATAACGGTCTTCTTATTACTAAACTACAAGAAAATCCTAATTGTGTTTTATTATTAGATGAAGTGGAAAAAGCCCATCCTGATGTAAATCAAATATTATTACAAGTAATGGATAACGGACGAGTTACAGGTAGCAACGGTAAAGAAGCAGATGCTAGAAATTGTGTCCTTATTCTTACAACTAACTTAGGTTCAGAAGAATCTGAAAAATATAATATAGGATTTACAACAGATTTAGAGAAAACTTATGAAGATTCTGAAATTAAAAAATATTTCCGACCTGAATTTCGCAATCGATTAGATGGTACTATTGTATTTTCTAAATTAACTAAAGAAATAATGATGAAAATTGTAGGGAAATTTCTTGTTGATCTTAAAAATATAGTTAAACATAAAAATATAAAAATTACTATTGCAGACGAAGCATTAGATTATCTAGTAAATAAAGGTTTTAACACAAAAATGGGTGCTAGACCTTTACAACGAGTTATTGATCAGAAAATTAAAAAACCACTTTCAAAAGAACTTCTATTTGGTGAACTAATAAATGGAGGTGAAGTACATATTAATATGTCTGGTAAGAAACTCATACTAGAATGTACATCAGAAATTATTAATATACCAATTCCTTAGCATTTGATCCTCCCATAAACTCTATTAGGCTAAAAGCTAATATTGATAAATAATAGCATGCCCGCTAATAGTGAAACAATATTATCAAATCAAACACATCCTGGAGATAGTACATCTGTAACTACCACTGGAAATGCATTTAAAGGTGACGGTTTCTATGGACGAAGTGATGGTCTTCATACCATTCAATATAATTATACAGGATTTATAGGAGATTTAATAATTCAAGCCACATTAGCAATTGAACCGGTAGAAACAGATTGGATAGAAATTTATAAAGATACAATCGACAATGAAACAAAAAACGAAACTACTAATTTTATCGGAAATTATGTTTGGATACGAGCAATAATTAGTTATACAGATGGCACAATGGAGTCAGTTATATTAAATCATTAGGATATTAATTATGGATAATTTTGTAAGTGTAATATTTTCAACAAGAAAAGTAAAAAAATCAATATTAGATCATGTGGTTGCAGCAGTTGGAATTCCACTAAATGAAAAGAAAGTAAACTATGGAATTTTTGAAGGTGAAAATAAAAATTTAGTTTTAAAAATTGAAATACCTAGAGAACTTTCAGAAAGTGAATCAGATATATTTGCTGATACATTATCTACTAAACTACTTGATTTAGGATATAAAGATTTTGATATAGAAGTTAGTATTAATAATCCTGAAATAACAGAAGCTGCATATCCAATGCCTGGACTAGACGCAATTGTAGCCAAATATGCTAAACCTGGTATGACACTTGCTGATGTAGCATCAATGGAAAATGACGCAATTGCACATAAAATTCAAGATGCCCCTAAGGATAGTAACATCTTAGTAAAAGGTTTAACTCAATTAAATAAACTTTTTTCTTCGAAATCACATAGAGTATTATATACTCTAGCTAATGCTGCTGAAGTATTAAGATTGCCCGGACTGTATAACTCTAAAGGTTCTTTTGTATACATGAAAGAAGGATCAGATCATGGTGGTCGAGAAGGAGGCGAAGAAGGTGGTCCGAGTGCTGCAATGTCAGCAACCCTTAATGATATGTTAATACTAGCAAAAGTGGGTCTTGTACCTCCTGCAAAAATAGAAAAAGTACAAAAAAGCTGGGCTTATGCAATGGATCCTAATAAGAAACATAAATATCGACCAGAAATTGAAAAGAAAGTTAAAGCAATTGTAGCTGCTCAAGCAGCAAGTGGAACACCCGAAGATAAAGATCATCATCATACAGCCCCACATTCAGTTTCTACATGGGCTAATCCTGATGATAGAGTACCTTGGGTTAATCCTAATGACGAAGAAGGTGAAGAATATGTTCCGTCAGGTGGCGTAGACGCTGACGGTGAATTTCATTATGATGATCCAACTGCTGAAAAGCATTCTCAAGCTATGAAAAACAGTCCGTATCGCGATTTGCCAATGTCCGAAATTAGAGAATTGTTTGATAAAAAAATAAACCGACTTATAGAACTTCTTGACAAGCACCGTTACAAACCCAATACGAATACTATCAGCCCAACGATTATGGCTTCTGTAGAAAAAGAATTATATAATTCAATAATGTTATTTGAAGCTGCTCCTCACATAAACCAAGAAATTTATGAATTAGTAAAAGATCTTAAAAACTTACGTCCTTTCTTATCAGGTACTAATGTAGATGTTATTGATAGTAAAATAAAAGAAGCTCAACCATTTGTAGCTCAACATCAAGCTAGATTAGATCAACCAAAAGGCCCTTATGATGATTCTGCTACAGATGATGAAACTACGGGAGATGATACGCCAGAAAAAACAGATGGTGCCGAAGATTATGCAGAATTAGACACATTTGCCCAATCAGGAAAAGGTGGACTTGCAAATGATCCTAATGAAATTGGTGCGATCTTAGCATTACAAAAATGGCTAAAAGCAAATGGATTTGATCCAAACGAAAGACACCAAGGCCATTATGGTCCGGGTACACGAACTGCTGTTAGAAAATTTCAAAAATCTGCAGGTTTAACAATTGATGGAGATGCAGGTCCTAATACTATAGGAGCTATGTTACATGGCAATCCTACTCATTATGGACCAATAGGCGGAACAGCAACTACTAAACCACCAAAAGAACGACCAGTAAAACTTCCAGACGCTAAGACTTATATGGAATTTAGATATTATGGCAGAACGTTATATGCCAAAATTAAAAAAGATGAAAACGGTAACTTTGTTGTCTTTTCTGATAAAGAAATGACGCCAGCAAATTATGTTGATGTAGTGTCTCTAAGTAGAACACCCAATCTTTATAATATATTAAATGATGAAGCTAAAAAATATAAAGATCGATCTGATGTCGAGTTTACATCTGAACCATCAACCGATAGTGGAGAAGTAACAGCTACTAATGTAGGTGATGAAGGAGGAAGGACTGCTGCTGAAATAGAGGCAGGTGCAGGTGCAAGTGCAGACGAAGGACCAGCAACACCTCCAGAGACAAGTGTTGCTGCTGATCCCGAGCTGCTTGCGAAAGCAAAAACAGACGCTATTAAAAAACTCCGCGACACACTTAAATCTAAAGGATGGGATGATGAAAAGATTGATAATAATGAAGTTTTCAAAAAATATCAAGAAGGGATTAGCAGTAAAACAACTGTAAAAGAAGTAGAAGAATATGTTAAAGAAATGTATAAAAAAGCAATTGCAGAAATATCTGGCGCTGCTGCGGATCCAGAGGGTAGCGAAGGGACACCTGGCACATCAGACCCCACGCTTCCATGGTGGGAACAGGAAGGAAAAATCCAATGGCCTGATGATGTAAAAAATAAGAAAGAAGATAGATCAATTATGGCTGACTTATATAAGTCTATGCATCCAGATACTACCTGGAATCCAAGCACATGGTTGAATCAGACTGAAGAAGAGTTGATGGAGAAGTCTATTAAACGTGTTAAACATCCTATGCAATGGAAACGAATTGAAAAGTTATATAATGTACACGAAGATAATAAAGGTCGTCAGGACCGGAGCAAGGCTTCATATTTAGTACAGGACTTATTAGATGAGTTGTCAGGTTCTTGGCTTGCTAAAATAAAATCGTTACTTGAGAAATTACTTGAAGCTCACACACCTGCCGTAAAGCCAGAAGTAAAACCAGAAGTAAAACCAGAAGTAAAACCAGAAGTAAAACCAGAAGTAGGTGATGGAGAAGGTAGACAAGATCCTGAAGGAAGCGGTTCGGCTCAACCCAGTGAACCTAAGAAAGGTGATGAAGAAGATGGTGGAGTAGCATCAGGTACAGGTGCAGATGGTCCTCCAGGTACAGGAACTGATACTACAGGAACTGATACTACAGGAACTGATACTACAGGTGGTGAAGAAGAAGGTGGTGAAGAAGAAGGTGGTGAAGAAGAAGGTGGTGAAGAAGAAGGTGGTGAAGAAGAAGGTGGTGAAGAAGAAGGTGGTGA